AATTATCTAGGAAGATAGATGTGAATCCCTGCCGGTATATGACAAGAAAAGCGTGGATCTATAATATTGTCAGCGACCTTCTGCTGCATGGTGATGGAAATTCGATTGTCTATCCAATCATAAAAGAGGGGATGATTGACGAATTAAGGCCACTGGAAATGCAGAATGTCGGGTACAATTACGATGATACAAAGTATGAATATTCCGTCAATTACGGCGGAAAAGTTTATACACCGGATGAAATCGTACATTTTGCAATCAATCCGTCGCCTCTATACCCCTGGAAGGGAACGGGATACAGAATTGTACTTAGGGATTTGATTCAGAATCTCAAGCAAGCAAACAAGACGAAGCGCAGTTTCATGACCGGACAGTATATGCCGAATGTGGTTATAAGGGTAGATGCCATGGATGAAGAAATGGCAAGTGAAGCCGGGCGGGAGCAGATTAAGAAAAAGTATCTGGGAAGCGCAAAGCCGGGGGAGCCATGGGTTATCCCGGCGGAGTTGATGGAGATACAGTCAATAAAGCCCCTGTCACTGCAGGACATTGCCATTAACCCGTCCGTGGAAATCGACAAAAGGACGGTGGCAGGAATTATTGGCATCCCGGCTTTCTTCCTGGGCGTAGGGAATTTCAACAAAGACGAATATAACAATTTTGTCGACACAAGGATCATGGGAATTGCACAGATTATTTCCCAGACGCTAACCAGGGATCTGCTCTATAAGCCGACCTGGTACTTTAAGCTAAATCCCAGGAGCCTGTACGCATACAACCTTACGGACATGGTAAAAGCGGGTACGGACATGATTGACCGGAACGCAATGCGAAGAAATGAGTTAAGGGATTGGGTCGGCATGGATCCAGACGATGAAATGGAGGAACTTCTGGTTCTGGAAAATTATCTGCATCAGGAAGATCTGAGTAAGCAGAAGAAACTGAAGGGAGGTGGAGAAGATGGAGAGACGGACGAAGGAGAGTCAGAAAAGGACGCTGCCGACGAAATATGAAACGAGGGAAGAACCGGACGGCCAGAAAATCATTGCAGGCTATTTTGTAGTGTTTGATTCTGAAACGGAATTGTGGCCGGGGGCCTATGAATCCATTGCGCAGGAAGCGTTTGACAGCACGTTAAGCGGCGATATCCGTGCGTTGACAAACCACGATACAACCCTTGTGCTGGGAAGGAATAAAGCAGGAACACTAAAGCTTACGAAGGATTCCCGGGGATTATGGGGAGAGATCAGCATTAATGAAAAGGATCTGGATGCGGTCAACCTGTATGAGCGTGTAAAGAGGGGGGATGTGGATCAGTGTTCTTTCGGATTCGACATTCTGGATGAAGAGACGGAATGGAGAGATGACAATACGGTAAAGTGGACGATTAGAAAAGTGGATCTCCATGAAGTGTCGGTGTGCACATTCCCGGCCTACGAGGACACTGGCGTACAGGCACGGAACCGGGAGGTAGAACAGCACCGGGAGAGACAGGCGCAGAAATGGAAGCATGACATGACAAGCAGATTAAAAGGAGGAGATGAAACATGGCGTTAAGACAGATTATGCTGGCGAAAAAAATCGAGGCAGCAGAAAAAGTATTGAGCGATCTGAGGGCAAAAGACGGAGAGCTTGAGACAAGGGAGAAGGAATTAGAAATTTCCATCGGAGAAGCAAAGACGGATGAGGAGCGCAAAGCGGTGGAGGATGAGGTGGAAAAATTCACCAAAGAGAGGGAAACGCACGAAGCGGCACGCAGCAAGGCGGAGGGAGAACTTGCGGGATTGGAAGAGGAGCTGAAGAAGCTGAATGAAAAGAGTCCCCAGAGGAGGAGCAGGGAAATGAAGAAGAGAGAGGGAGAAGAACTTACTGAGGTCAGAGACGGGATTAATGAGTTTGTAAGATCCAAAGGACAGGCAAGAGACGGCTTTACGTCTGTGGAAGGCGGCGCACTCATCCCGGAAGAACTGCTGACTCCGCAGAAAAAACCGGAAGAAGTGGTTGATCTCAGGAACTATGTAAAAGTGCTGCCGGTTAATAGTGCCAGCGGAAAGTATCCGGTAATCTCGAAGTCAAACGGGAAAATGAATACCGTTGAGGAACTGGCGGCGAACCCGAAGCTTGCCAATCCAACCATTACGGAGATTAACTATAAGATTGCCACACGAAGGGGCTACATTCCGATTTCCCAGGAAATGATTGACGACGCCGACTATGATGTGACGGGACTGATCCGGGACGAGATCAGCTCCCAGTCCTTAAATACATCCAATGCAGACATTGCCGCAAAGTTAAAGACGGCGCCGGCAAAAGAAGTGACGGGGATTGACGGCGTGAAAGACCTGGTGAATAAGGACATTAAAAAGGTCTATCCCGTAAAATTCCTTGTCTCTTCTTCCTTGTATGCGGAATGGGATAAATTGAAAGACAAAAACGGACGGTATCTGATGCAGGATTCCATTACCGCATCAAGCGGGAAGATGATCTTAGGGCGTGAGGTTGTGGTTCTGGATGACGATATGATCGGAACGGCAAAGGGTGATCTGGTCGGGTTCGTTGGTGACGCAAAGTCTTTCGTGACGTTCTTTGATCGCAAAAGGACAAGTGTGGAGTGGGTTGACAACAAGATTTACGGCAAACTCCTGGCGGGAATAGTCCGTTATGACGTCCAGACAACAGATACGGACGCAGGCTACTATATTACCTACAAAAACGGGGACGAGCAGGTAAAGGGGGCATAAGAGATGAGGTACAGGGTAATCTATAAATTCCGGGATCTGCAGGACAATGACCGTGTCTATCATGTCGGAGACGAATATAAGGGGAAGAAGACAGCAGCCCGTATCAAAGAACTGTCTACGGCGGCAAATAAAATCGGAAAGCCATTGATTGAGAAGATCGAAGAAGAAAAATAGGTGAACCGGATGAATGAAACTATTTTACCCTTGCTGAAGGCAAGATTAGGGATCTCTGAGCAAAGCAGGGATCATGTTTTAAATGCAATCATAGCAGGGATTGTTTCTGAATGTGAAAATACACATGGAATCATCCTGGAAGAAAATAAACCAGACCATATTTTGTTTGTGCTGGACTGGGCGACCTGGAAATACAGGAATCCAGAAGACGGGGTGATACCAAGGAGTATCCGGTTCCGGCTGAATAACTTAGTCATAAAGAAAGCGGGGAGAGCAGATGAACCGGCAGACATGGGATGATGAAGTGACGCTGCTTGGGGCGGGAAGTTTTAAGGAGGATGCGCTGGGGCAGCAGATCCCTGTACAAAAGGAAACTGTCGTGTGCTGTAACCGCCGTCCCGTATCCCGGCAGGAGTTTTACCTGGCGGGGCAGAACGATATACAGGTGTCAGAGATTCTGGTCATCCACCCCTATGAATATGGCGGAGAGAATCTGGTTTTATTCCGTGGGAAGAAAATGCGGGTTGTAAAGACCTATGAGATCAGCATGGAGGAACTGGAACTGACATGTACAGAAAGATTAGGCGATAAGAATGGCGGAACGGTCAAGGAAGGGAATTAAGGCGGAGAAACTGGCGGATGAGATACGCAGGCAGTTAAGGGACTATTCGGACGAAGTGAAGGCGACTGTAACGGAAACGGCAAAAGACGTTGCGGAAAAGGCTGCCGAGAGACTGCGGGAGGAGAGCCCGAAGAGGACGGGGAAATACCGGAAGCACTGGACCGTATCAATGGACAGGAACGGCGTCATCGTCCACCAGAGCGGTAAATCATACAGACTTACACATCTCCTCGAAAAAGGACATGCATTAAGGCGCGGGGGAAGGAAAATAGGAGAATCCCCGTCATATCCGCATATTGAGAAGGTGGAGAAGGAAACTGTGGATGAATTTGTATCCAGGATTGAAAGGAAGATAAAACAATGACGCTGCCAGAATTAAAAGAAATATTAAAGACTTTAGGGCTGCCGGTTGCGTATCTGCAGTGGGCCGTCGGGCAAGTGCCGGAGCTGCCGTATATCTTGTATTATTCGGATGAGGACAATTGTTTTTATGCGGATGACGTGGTTTTTTCAGAAGGATACGCAGTCACTGTGGAGGTGTACAGCCAGAGCCGGGATCTGGAACTGGAAAGCCGGGTGAAACATCTGCTGAAGGACCATAACATTTCCTACGAATCCTACGGGGAGTTTTTAAAGTCTGAGGATATGTATCTGAAAGCATTTGAATTTGATATTTAGGAGGTAATGACTGATGGAAAAATCGGAAAATAAGGTTGAATTTGGATTGCGGAATGCGCATTATGCAGTGGTAACGCTGGATGAGGCCACAAACAAGCTGTCGTTCGGAACGCCGGTAAGGATTCCCGGATCGGTGAATCTGACGCTGAACGCAAGCGGGGATCTGGTGCGGTTCAAGGCGGATGATATCGACTATTACACCAATGCGAATAACCAGGGGTATGAAGGAAACCTCACCCTGGCAAGGGTTACAGATAAGTTCCGGCAGGAGATTCTGGGGGAAGAATTAACAGAGGGCGGCGTGCTGGTAGAAAATGCAGATGCGCAGACCCGGAACTTCGCGCTGATGTTCGAATTCCAGGGGGATAAGAAAGCAATCAGGCATGTGGTGTACTATTGCTCGGCAAATCGTCCTTCAGAAGCCAGCAAAACGAAGGACGGCGCAGATCCGAACACTACGGAGCTGTCCATTGTCGTAGGGCCGAGGCCAGATAATAATATCGTGAAAGCGAAGACCACGGTAGGTGTTAAGGACGATATTTACAACGGGTGGTATACCCAGGTGTATGAGAAGGATTCGGAAGTGGAAGCAGCATAACATCTAAAAAACAATAGGAAGGTGCATTGAGGGACATTGAAGAACTGAATTATAGTGAAGAGTTTAGAGAGCTCGATTTTGAGTTCTCTAAATATTCAGTTGGGAATAATAAAAATAGAAGGTTGTGCCCCGACTAAAGTTTTTAGGAGAAGCCAAAATTGGACACAGCATACACCGTTTTACTATAAGTACGGCGGAATTTTCCGCTCTATTTACAAAGGGCATAAAGAATTTTCTTAAAATATCTCTTGAAATAAAGACAGTTAAGGAAAGACTTAACGAGTAAGGCAGGCAAGTAGCCGGAAAGGAGAATTAAATGAACGAAGAAATGAATGTAGGTGAACTACTTAAAGAAGTTGCAGAAGAGAATCAGACAAGAAAGATTCTTGAAATCCTCAATGAATGCAAAGATTTAGAGGAAGCGAAAGAAAAAATAAAAGCTCTGCTTAATAAATAAGCAGAGCTATACAGGAAAGACCGGGCGATACTTGCCATCGCCCGATGCCATTTAGATAGTATCATTTAATTGGTAAAATGGCAAGAGTCAAGAGGTGGTTCAAATAGAGAGGAAGAAAATGGGGCGGCCTTATACAGAAGCGGATAAGCCTAAAACAATAGTAAAACGTGCAAGAATGTCCGAAACGGATGTAATAAAGCTGAAAGAGTGCTGCAATATCTTAGGATTGTCCGAGTCAGATGTATTGCGAAGGGGAATTGATGAGGTCTACCAAAAAATCAAAAAATAGAACAGCACTCGTTCACCTGCATGGTAATCGGGGATTGGCATAAAACAGACACCACTTAGAAATAAGTGGTGTTTTTCTTAAAATACCTCTTGACTTTTGAGTTCCATAAGTTATAATAAAATTATGGAACTCAAAAGGGAGGTGAAGGGCATGAGTCCACGAACTGGTAGACCAACGGACTGCCGAAAAGACCATGACGTTAAAGTTAGAATAGATGATAAAACCCATAAGAAGTTATTACAATATTGTGATGAATATGGAATTACAAAGGCAGAAGCTATTCGTCAAGGAATTTATCTGGTCTTACAGAAAAGATAAAACAGCCGTAGCACCGACCAAAGCAAAAACGACTGTTTTTCTGGAGATTTCTCTCTATGAAATATTTTATCATAAA